AGGATCAGATTAAGAAGAGATTGCAGGGAGCAGGGTCACCAGATCTGGCTGATGCGCTAGCGTTAACCTTTGCCTTGCCAGTAGCCAAGAAAGTACCAGAGGATATATACATCAAAAAACGTAAAGAATCTACACACAAGGCAGATTATGACCCATACAAAGGAATCTAACTTTGTTCGTATAGCAGATGGTCTAGATGTAAAACCATTGCTTAAATTATTAGATGCAAAACCAGAGTTATGGAAAGAAATAGAGATAAGACAACAATTTACTGGATCACCACATAAGGATACGGAGTCGATATACGTCAGAGGGCCACTAAAAATGAGCCAATACTACGTTTTATGGGATACAGGATCATATGATTACCCATGTATGGAATATTTAAAACCTGCGTTAGTACCATTAATGCGACCAATATTAGAGCAGTTGCAAGTTAAAGAGATGGGAAGGGTACTTATAGTGAACTTGAAGCCTAGTGGTCATGTAACCAAGCATAATGATCAGGGAACGTATGCAGATTACTATCAAAGGTTTCATTTAGTGTTGCAAAGTAATCAATGGTGCAGCCAAACTTGTGGGGATCAGGAGCAAAAATTTAATGTAGGCGATGTTTGGTGGTTTAACCATAAAAAATTACATACGGCTCATAATGTTGGCATGACTGACAGACTGCATATAATATTTGATTGTGTAACAAACTATCTTTTATGACTAGTGTGACC